TATTTTTATCAATCTCAAAACCTTTTTTGTCATCTTTGTTATGAAATTTATGGATACCTTTTTCGTAAGTAGTATAACCTCCTGTTAGTTTAAATAGATAGTGTGGATATTTTAATTTATCACACTCTTGTTTTAATCTATCAGCAGTATGGAAAGTTTTGACTTCTTCAGGTTCGTCTGTAATAATTAAAAGACGTAAAAAATTTTTAACATCTTCTTTATCTTCTTTTAAATATTCGGTAAACTTTGGAATTAACATTATTTCTCTTCATTTGATTTATCATCATTTTTTTTACCAATATTATATTTGGCTGTCAAAGTCCATTCTTTTTTTTCTTTAAAAGGTAAAACTTTAATTTGACTTAAAGGTGCTTTATTTTCTGATTTTTTATTATCAACAATAGATATTAAATCCCAATCTTGTAAAAGTATTGCTATTGTATTTCTTCTTTGTATATCATTCTCAACTAAAGTTGATTTTTTACCATCTAAAGCAAATAATTCTTTAAAGTGTGTTATATAATACTTACCTTGCTTATGTAAAATATGACATGATTGATAAAGTGTTTTATCTTTACGACTAGCGACACCTATACGTGTCAGCGTTTCTCTAATTTTTAAGAAGTCATCTGGTTGTTTGATAGTAACTTCCAACATACTTTCAGGTGACCATTGTATTGTTTCTTCATTCATTTCTCTCTCCCGCCTTTATTCAAGGCTTCTTTTATATGTTCAATTTGTTTATCTGTCAATATGTTAAGAGCTTCTTTTGCTTTTTCATTACTATATCCATAATACTCTTTTACATACTCTAAATCTTTCAATTTGGATTGTTTTAACCACTTTCCACCAAATCGCTTTCTTTTTCTAATACTATTTATATAAAAGTCAAATTGTAGTTTTTTGTCTAAAAAGTGATAACCATTCATCTCATTTGCCTGTGCTATGCAATCATAAAACATAGATAAACACTTATTGATAATAAATGGCATATACTTCTTTTCCCAAGTTAAATCTTCACTATCAAGTAAAGGTTTCTTGTCAAAATTTATAGAGTTTAAATAATCTTTTAGTTCGTATGGCATTATCTAAATTTTGGTCCTTTCACAAATAAAGCTAAAGTTCTTCTTTCACCACTTAGTATAGGTAAAACTCTATGAATCATATATGACTTAAACATTAATATATCTCCAGGATCGGTAAAATCTTCTATTTTTTTAGGATTTCCACCTATATTTAATTCAAAATCTCCTCCCTCATAATTCTCTTTTGATACATTAATTAATACTGTAAATTTAAAATCAAAAGAGTATGATCTGCTTTCATCACTATGCCAATCATATCGGGCTTGTTGATCTGCTGGGTAGATATTTAATAAAGTTTCTTCATAACCAGTAAATGGATATAAATGATAACCAAAGTTTTCTTGGTTTACTATATTAATAGATTGTTCTAAGTTTTCTAAAAAATGTTTTATCTCTTTCCATTTTATACATTTAACAATGTTATTTTTTTTTCTAGTGCCATCTAAATAAGTTGCTGATTGATTTTCTTCTTCATAACCCTCAAAGTTATTATCTATGAAATCATTTATCTGATTAATCTTATCAGAATTAATTGCTTTTTTCCAATACCAAAAATCTATCATTTAAATTTACATCCTGCCATTATTTCTGTTAAGCAAGCGATCATATTAATTTCCTGATCTGCAACGAAGGCTGCTTTATATTGATAACCTGCAATTATTAAAATAGCTTGTGGTATTGATTTACTGTCCATATGTTCATATAAAACATCATACACACCTCTAAATAAAGAAGATGGTTCTTTATCTAAATTTTGTATAACCCATTTTCTCATATCATTAAATCTTTTCTCTTTTAAGATTTTGATAAGTTCTTTATTATTAGCTTCTGATAAATTAAACAAAATTCCACTATCAATTTTACCTCTTACAGAATATCTTTGTAATTCATTGATGGTTCTTCTAAAGTCAGGATAATATTTTTGAATTAACTCGGCCAAAACCTTATTATCAAATTCAATGTTTTCATCTTTTAAAATAACAGACAATCTTTCCATAAAAGCCTTAGCTGTTTTTACCTTTTGACCATTTTTGATAGCAAAGTCAATTACTGTACAACGACTATGTAAAGCTGGTATAATCTTATTCTTATAATTACAAGTAAAGATAAATCTACAATTTTTATAAAAAGTTTCAATGAAATTTCTTAACGCAGGTTGAACACTATCAGCGTTCATATAATCTGCCTCATCTATGATTACAACTTTATGATTAGCCTTTTCCGTCATTGATACGGTAGAGGCAAAGTTTTTGATTTGATTTCTTAAAGTATCAATTTGACGGCCTTCATCTGAACCATTGATTACAATATAATCACAACCCAATTCTTCACATAGTGCCTTAGCTACTGTTGTTTTACCAGTACCAGCACTACCTGATAATAATAGGTTAGGTATTTCTTTTTGTTTTACAAATTGAGAAAATGTATTTTTTGTATCTTCACTTAATATACACTCACTAATTTTCTTTGGTCGGTATTTTTCAACCCACAAATATTCTGACATAATATAAATTCCAATCTATTCATTATTTACTTTCAATAGTAAATTCTTTTACAATTTCACTATCAACATCAAAACCACCTTTGTTCATTGTCCAACAATCTTCTTCACGGTCATAATCGTGTTCATCAACAAATGTTTGGACTTTGTCTGCTAGTTCTTTATCTTCATCACTAGCACTATGGTAGTTACTCCAATCAAAGTATAAACCTTTTTCAAAGGTAGGTAGATCACCAAACTCCTCTATAATATCAGAAACAGCGATTTGCCTATTCAAATAATGTGTAGTTTGGTGATACTCTCTGGTTTCAACTTTTAAGAAGTCGTCTGCTTTGTATTCAGTACCATCTTCTAGTTTATATATCTCGGACATATTAAAACTCCGAATCAGGTTCTAATGCTATCCAATACTGTACTGGTTTACTTTTGTTTATAAAATGACTTATTTTAGCTTTAGAGATAGCAACATCATATTCACCTTCCATCATTTTAAGATTTTCAGATTTAAAATATGCTTTAAATATTTTATCTGTTTCACCAACATCAATACCAAATTCATTTGAAGATTTATTTTTCTTATCTGTAGCAACAAGTTTAATCTTTTTGCCATCACCTTGTAAAGCAATGTCAACTAAATTTAATGTTGTTGATCCTTTCATAAGTTTAGCAAGGTCTTCTTTTTTCAAAGTAAACGTAACTTCTTTATCTGGTATTTTAATTGTTTTTGTAGGTGAAATAATAACTGATTTATCTGCAAAAACATATCTGATTGATTGATTTGATTTGCTATCAGTAATAACAACGTTAGAATTTGTTATCTTTAATTCTGGATCGTCAAATAAATCTAACGATCTTAAAAATTCTGATAAATCGTATATTGCAAATTCACTATCAAAACTTTCCTTTATTTCAGCTTCGGCAAGAATATTTTTCATAGTGGAAATAGTAGTTATCTTATTTCCAGGCTTAACTAAAATATTACCGTTAATATTAGCAAAGTTTTTTAGTAAAGATATAGTATCTGTACTTATTTTCATAATTTAATCTCCTTCAATTTTTGGAGCGGATGGATGGTACTGCCCCAACTTCTTCAGGTTGGAAACCTGAGGTATTACTTTTATACGACATCCGCATTATTTAATATAACATAAACTCCAAAAATAGTCAAGCGTCCTTTAAAACTTATTTGATTTAATCTTATTTGTAATAGGATTAGTTATTTTTAAGTTTTCAGGATCATCTGAACCATTTTTATACTTTGATATTACATGATCAATATTAACTTTAGACCTTAAATTAATAGGTGATTCGACTCTAGCATACTGATCTGTATATCCGTCCCTATTTAAAATAAAGTTTTTGTACTTGGTATAGTTAATTTTTGGTGAAGATATAATATTTTTATTCATAAATTCATCTGACTTTTCATCTAAGAATTGTAAAATACCATGATCTCCTGTTATTCTATTTTTAATAGCTTTTTGACTTGTTGCCCTAGTTCCAATAACATAAGTTGATGGATTAGGTTCTCCTTTTGTAAAATCTTCAGGACAAGAATTTTGATCTGTATATTTTCTATGCCACTTAACAAATTCTTCACAAAAAGTTTTTAATCTTCCAAAATCACTAATACTAGATAATTTAATAGGACTATAATCGTGGTAGAAATTGTTTTTATTAAGTAAAATATCTAAAGTGATAATTAATCCTCTTAATTCTTCTTTATCAAAAGGTTTTTCAGCTTCTTTTAATTTACTATTTTGTAAACAGTTAAAAGCATGTACTATGTCAGTAATATATCTAATAACATTTTCCAAAGCTTTCATATGTTCTTTTTTAGTTTCGTCTGTTAACATTTTCGAAATGTCTGATTCCGTACCCATGCCTGAATTACAATTATTTGATAACAAATAAGTTAGTTCGGCTAGAT